TGGAACAGACTTAGAATTAAAAAGTTTAGTATCCAACGCAACATTTACTCTACGAGGAAATGATGGTGGTAGTGAAATTGATATGTTGTCATTTGATGTAGCAAATGGTGGTAATGCACAATTCTTAAAAAACATATCAGGTTCTCAAATAGAAGCAAGTGGCGATATTATCGCATTTGGTTCATCAGACGAAAGACTTAAAGACAATATTACACACATACACAAACCAATAGATAAAATTAACAAGATTGGTGGTTATAAATTTACCTGGAATGATAAACAAGATACATATTTAGGTAAAGATGTTGGTGTATTGGCACAAGAAATAGAAGCAGTTTTACCAGAAGTCGTAACCACGAGAGCAACAGGATACAAAGCAGTCAAGTATGAAAAGATTGTTCCGTTGTTGATTGAAGGTATAAAAGAATTAGACAAAAAAATCAAACATATCGAAAGAAATTGTGATTGTTTGAACAAATAGAATTATACTTATATATAAGTAAAATAAAGGAGTTATAATGGCAAAAAACACAGAAATTAAATTCACAAAAGATGAATTAGATTCATTACAACAATTAAGAACTAATTATGCTAACATTGAGTTATCATTGGGTAAATTAGAGATTGCTCGTATTCAACAAGAACAGCAATTAGAAAATCTATCTAATGAAAAGCTACGATTAGAAACTCAATATTCAGAGATTCAAAGTCAAGAAGTGACATTAGTTCAAGAGTTGAATGATAAGTATGGTGCAGGTAATCTTGACCCAGAAACTGGTGTATTTACACCGGTAAAATAATCAGTCTTGTAAGTGAGTTTTGAGATTTCAATATGATATTTATACATAGTAAATATTTTAATCTTTAGGAGAAAAAAAATGGCAGAAAGAATAGTAAGTCCTGGTGTCTTTACCAGAGAAAAAGATTTATCTTTCTTACCACAAGGTATTACTGAGATTGGAGCAGCATTAATTGGACCAACACAAGAAGGTCCAGCATTTGTTCCAACAATCGTCAGAAATATGGGTGAGTTTGAAGATATGTTTGGTAAAGAATCACAAGACTTTTATGTTCCATTCACGGCGAAGCAATACCTTCAAAGTGCTGGAACAGTAACAATAGTTCGTGTCTTAGGAATTGGTGGATACTCATCAGACTATTTAGCATTAACACTAAGTAGTTCAGCAGGAGCTGAAACAATCGCAGCAGTATTGAAACCTTCAAGAGGTAATTCAGCTGAGGCACCTAACGCATCAACAACTGGTTTCTTAACTGGTCCTGCAAGCTCTTCATTAGCAGCTTCAGGGGATTGGGAATCAGCAGCATTAACAATAGCAAAAAGTGCAAACGGGTCAACTGCATACACAATCAGCTTTGATACAGGTTCAGCGAACTATATCGGAAACATATTTAGCACAGACCCACAAGAAACTAAACAAAAACTATATTTAGCGGTAGATAACAAGGAATACTATTCAAATAGTGGTCTTGACGCAAACGCGAGTATGAGTGTTGCAACAGGTAGTGATGATTTCTTATCAAGCTACTCACAAGCATCAACACCATCAATCCAATCACAAATGGTAGGTGGAACAAGAACAGACTTATTTAAAGTCTACACTCGTGCAGACGGAAACGCAGCTAACTCAAAGTTTAAAGTCGGTATCCGTGACATCAGAGAAGCAAAAGATGTAGCAGGTAGTGATTACGGAACATTTACATTAGATGTTCAGATTAATAATCCAGGTCAAAATGATGATGGGGTAGTATTGGAAACATTCCAAAACTTAACATTTGATGAAGATAGTATAAACTTCTTACCAAGAGCAATCGGGGACAGATATGTAACGATAGCTGATGATGGAAAATTAACAAACAATGGTGATTATCCAAATCAATCTAAATATATTTACATTAGAGATTATGATAATCTAACAGGTATATCAGAAGCATTAGTTCCAATGGGATTCGGAGCATTAATAACACCAAGTGATGATTCAATCACACTTGTCGGTGGTGGAACAGCAACTGCACCAGTAGCGTCATTTGTTGCAAGTCAGTTAAATTCAAGAGCAGCATTTGATTCAAATGTTTATTATGGATTTGATTTCGCAAATGAAACTAACAAACAATACTTGAGAAAAACACCATCTGCAGCAGCAGTTGGAAACAATGTAACAATGAGTTTAGAAAATCAATCTGGACACGCAGACGCTTCCACATTAGGAACACCAAACTCTGCAGCAAATGAGAAAATTACATTAGCACTTTCACACTTAAAACAAAGAAAGTTTGTAGTTCCTTTCCAAGGTGGTTTTGATGGAATGAATCCAGCAGCACCTAAGAAAACCGGAACAGATATTGTGGCAGGAAACTCACAAGGTTTTGATATGACAAACGCACTATCAAGTGGTTCAGTAGCATACAAACGAGCAATCAATGCAGTATCAAATCCAGACGAATTTGATATTAACTTGTTAGCACTTCCAGGTGTTATTCATCAATTACACCCACAAGTAACAAATCACGCAATTGATAAAGTTGAAGATAGAGCAGATTGTTTCTTCATCTTGGACGGGTCATCATATGGTCGTTCAATTGATAACGCAATCAATGATGTAAAAGCATTAGATTCAAACTATGTTGGAACATATTACCCTTGGGTAAAAATCCTAGATGGTGTTAAAAACAAACCAACTTGGGTTCCACCTTCAGTAGTTCTTCCAGGCGTATATGCAAATAATGACGCAGTAGGACAAGAGTGGTTTGCACCAGCAGGTTTAAATCGTGGTGGATTAACAGAAGTGTTAGAAGCACAAACAAGACTAACCAACTTAGAAAGAGATGATTTATACGAAAATCGTATTAATCCTATCGCAACTTTCCCAGGTCAAGGTGTAGTCGTGTTTGGACAAAAAACATTACAAGCTAAACCAAGTGCATTAGACAGAATTAATGTAAGAAGATTGTTGATTAACTTGAGAAAGTTCATCGCATCATCTTCAAGATTCTTAGTGTTTGAACAAAATACAAGTTCAACAAGAAATAGATTCCTAAACATAGTGAATCCATATCTTGAACAAGTTCAAGCAAATTCAGGACTAACAGCGTTTAGGGTGGTAATGGACGATAGTAATAATACTCCAGATGTTGTGGATAGAAACCAATTAGTTGGTCAGATATTCATACAACCAACCAGAACAGCTGAGTTCATAGTCTTAGATTTCGTAGTTCAACCAACTGGAGCAGCATTTCCAGAGTAATTGAATTCTTAATCAGAGAATGAGAAAAACCCCCAAGAAATTGGGGGTTTTTTGTGTAATGAGAGAAAAAATCTGCAGATGATTTACTCCAAATCATCAAAGGTTGTTTCTAATATCGTGAAACACTACATAACCCAATTCGGTTCCAAATTATCGTAGTCACCGAAAACCCACGAATCTAATTACTTAGGATAAATAGCAAATGTATCAGCGTATTCTGCCAAACAATGACCTTGGGCTCTTCTATACCCATAGTGTGTTTTGCTACAACCCCTATACTTAATTCTATAATTACCAGTCATCATCATAGTTCTAACCACAGCATTCCATCTATACATCATAGGAATACCCTTATATAAAGCTTGTTCAAAATAAGGAGCTTCATAATCTTCCAACCTAACAGCCGGTTGATTAGTATTAGCTTCATACAATTCCATAGGATTGTGTGCATATTGATAGACATTCATAGTAAATGTCCTATTGTCAAAACCAAAAGCTCTTGGAACTTTCGTATCAGCCCAATCTCTCATATAAATACCTTCGGTATCAGTCGTTATCGTTTCATTATTTTCAATCATATTTTTTCCTTTTCTCATTATCATTACACTATAATATAGTAAATCTTTTCATTAAAGTCAAGCTTTTTCTTTACATTTCTAAAGAATCTAACCAATCCTCTATTTCATCGTGAGTCATTCTTCCGTCTTCTTCAAGAGCTTCTCTTTGTTCTTGTCTTGTTTGTGGTCTACCCATATTGTAGACTGGTCCAATACCAGTTTCGGCTTGGAATTCTTGGTCGTGTTCAGGTAGATTACCTTGATTTCTTTGGTTCTCATAACTCATACAACCCATAGCAAATGTCGCCATATCCATAATTAGTTTGTCCTTTCATTAATCATTACAATATAATATACTATATTCCATTGCCAATGTCAAGCTTTTTCTAATAAAACTTCAATAAAACTTCTAATAATATATTCAAACTATCTCGGTATTGATATTCACTTTTTTTAAGTTTCTTATATTTATTAATGTAATAAGAAAATTCTTTATAGGAGAAAGAAAGTGGCCGATTTTATAGACCCAAACGACATATTTTTTACACCATTTGAACCTAAAACGAAAAATAGGTTTGTTATGGAAATTGACGGAATACCAGCATATCTTGTTAAAACAATGGCAAGACCAAGTATTCAATTTGAAACAATCACACTTGACCATATCAATACAAAAAGATATGTAAAAGGTAAAGCTACTTGGCAACCAATTAGTATCACTTTGTATGACCCAATCGTTCCATCAGGAGCACAATCAGTAATTGAGTGGGTTAGATTACATCACGAATCAGTAACAGGTCGTGACGGATACTCAGACTTCTATAAAAAAGACATTACATTTAATGTATTGGGACCAGTCGGTGATAAAGTAGAAGAGTGGACATTAAAAGGAGCATTCATCACAGAAGCAAACTTTAATGAATTAGATTTCTCATCATCAGAAGTTGCAGATATCGCACTTACTTTACAATACGACTACGCAATACTACAATTCTAAGGAGATAAATTATGTGGGCAATATTTAAAGATGAAAACGACTATAATGAAAAATCAATAATTGGTTTCGCATCATTTGCCGTAATGACATTGTTCGCAGTAGTTGATTTGGGAACAGGAATTGTTGGAAAAGATTTAGTTATAAATGATATGGTATACAACTCGTTTGTATTCATAACCCTTGGTTCTTTTGGTATCGCAGGTGCTGAAAAAATTATGGGTAAAAAATAATAGTTATTAATTCTTAATTAATCAAGGAGTAAAACAAAATGGCTGAAAATCAGTATGGATTTCCTACTGAAGTTCTATCTTTACCATCAAAGGGATTATTATATCCCGAAGATAGTCCTTTGCGTAGTGGAACAATAGATGTCAAATATATGACAGCAAAAGAGGAAGATATCTTAACTTCCACAAACCTAATTGCACAAGGTAAAGTAATCGAAAGACTACTGGAAAGTGTAATCGTAACACCAAATGTTAAATTAGATGATTTATTAGTTGGTGATAAAAATGCAGTAATGATGGGAACTCGTATTTTGGGATATGGTAGTGAATATAATGTATCAGTAAACGACCCAGAAACGAATGAAGAAGTTGAATTACAAGTTGATTTAACTACATTACAACCAAAAGAACTGGATGAAAAACTATTAGAAAAAGGTGAAAACAAATTTGAATTTGAATTACCTAATTCTAAACGAAAAGTTGAGTTCAAATTACTAGACGGACACGATGAAAAGAAAATTGAAGAAACTTTAAAAGAATTAGAAAAAGTTGAACAATTAACAGGAGTTTCATCTGAACTAACCACAAGAATCAAACAACAACTAATATCAGTTGACGGCAATACAGAAAAATCATTTATCAATAATTTTGTTGATAATGAATTTTTAGCATTGGACACACGAGCATACAGAAAGTATGTGTCAGACATCACACCAGATATCGATATGTCATTTGATTACAGAACCAAGAGAACAGGTAAAGAAATTAAGGTCGATGTTCCATTAGGGGTCGAATTTTTTTGGCCAGCCGGTATCTAATAGACCGGCTCTTCACGAAAACTTATTTGATATAGTTTATCACGGACAAGGATTTACCTATACTGAAATCTATCATATGCCTTTACCATTGAGACGATACTACACGGACTTGATGATAAAAGCAAAGAAAAAGGAATCAGACGAGATAGATAAAATGAACAATAATCCTGCATTCAAAAACTCAACAACTTGATATTTATTACTGAGATAATTTAGGGAGAACAATGTCAAAACTCACAACAGAAAGCAAAAACATCTTAGCAGAATTTATAGGTTCTTTGATGAAAGCGTATGCTAAACACGGAGCTAAAAAAACTCGTCAGAAAATACAAAATGACCCAGTCATAAAAAAGAGTTTGGATAGAATCGCACAATTGGATAAAGAAGTCCAAAAAGATATTGCTAAAAGAATTAAGACGAATCCACAATTAAAAAAAGATATAGAATTTTTTAAAGGTTTATAAACCTTATCTTTATCTCAGTTATTCTAATTTAAATCAACCAGAAAGAAAATGGCACAAGACGTAAACTTTACACAAACTAAAAAAGACTTCCAAGAAATCAAGAAGGGATTGAAAGACCAAATCAGTTATGCAGATGAACTTGGAAAACTTAAAAACAAGTATAATAAAGCTAATGAAAGAGAAAAAGATATTCTTTCAGATGTTTTAGACCGAACTAAAGATATTTTTAAAAATCGCAAAATGTTGTCTGATGAACAACTAAATACAGTTGATTTACATAAATTAGAAAGAAGATTAATCGCTGAAGGTTTGGAAGACCAAGTCAAAATGGTCCAAAGACTAAAAGAAGAAGACAGAATACAAAAGCAGATTAATCGCACTATAAATGCACAAGCAAAAGTCTACAATAATATAGGTAGTTCTATTGATAGTTTTGTTAGAAAAATTCCAGGTGGTGGTTTATTGGGAGATTTATTAGGAACTGGTGACTTAGGTAAAGAAATGTCTGAATCATTTAGAACAAGTATAAGTGGTGGCGGTTTTGGAGAATTTGGTAAAAATGTTGGTGGTGAATTCCTTGGTGGATTCGGAAACTCATTATTTTTAGCAAAAGGAGCAGGTAAGCAAAGAAATGTACTTTCTCGGTTTGTGCTTGGTGGTCCAGGTGTAGCACTTGCAGGTGCAGCTGCTCTCGGGGTGATGGTCAGTAAAGGTATGGAAAGTGGACTTGAGTCAGTAGGAGTTGCAAATACTTTTAAACGAGTTGTTTTTAGAGGTTCATTTGAAGGACTAAAAGACGCATTCGGAAATTTGGGTCAAGCAGACTTTGCAACCCTATTGTCAATGAGACTAAATCGTTTTAGATTTGGAATTGACGAAAAAGACCAAGCAAAAATATTAGCAGCACAAATCAACATATCAGGGGCGTCAAAGCAAACTGCACTAAACATCCAATCAACACTTGCAAAGTCAGCATCAATGCGAGGTGTATTACCGGAAGATGTATTTCAAGATATAGCAAATAACACAGAACAATTTGCGACATTTGCAAAAGATGGTGGACAAAACATTGGTGAAGCAGCAATCCGAGCAAGAGAGTTAGGAATATCATTAGATACTGTATTTAAAGTATCGGATGGTATATTAGACTTTCAATCCAGTATTGAAAATGAATTAAAAGCATCATTATTAATCGGAAGACAACTAAATCTTAATGAAGCCAGAAGATTAGCAATGGCCGGAGATATGGCAGGTCTACAAGAAGAAATTTTACGACAAGTCGGTAGTGAAGAAGAACTACAACGAATGAACGCAATTCAAAGAAAGTCATTAGCGGGTGCATTAGGAGTTACGGTTTTAGAATTAAACAAATTAGCATCTGGTGAATTAGAAGTAAAGAATTCTGATATGAAACAAAACACCGACGCAATGAGAACTTTGACCGTTGTAATGGCTGGTGCAGTATTGGCTTTTGCTGGTAGGTTGGCGGTGGTTGGTGGTAGAAATGCACTTAATTATATGAGAAGACAACCAGGAGTTGCAGCAAATGTCACGAGGTCAGCTAATTTTGCAAATACTGGAAGATATGTCATAGAGGGAAGAGCAGGTTCGTTTGGAAGTAGAAAAGCAGCAGAAGCTACAGCAAAAGGTCTAATGGCAAATCCAGCAAAACTATCAGGAACAGTAGCTAGGGGAGCATTTGGTGGACCAGTAGGAGTTGGACTTACAATAGTGACACTTCTTTCCACATTGGTTCCAATATTCAAACGCATGGCGAATAGTTCAGATGATACTGCAAAAAATACCAAGAGGTCAATTACAGACCAAAACTTTATAACATCACCACTTATGTCAGCAACCCCAGTAAAGGGAAATGGATAATTAAATGGCACTAATAGATAAAACAACAGACATTACAAGTTTTGATTACAAAAAAGTTCGTGGAACTAACACGACTGAAAACGGAACATTCAAAACTAATCAAAGAAACAATACTGATAAAAAAACAAATTTCAACAATACAAAAGTTGAACAACAATATAGTAAATTATCACCAGATGACGGACAACTTATCAAAAAAGACATTGGAGATAAGTATCGTTCAACAAAACTTGATGACGGATTATATCGTGGTGGAGCAGCACTTAATGTTGAGAGAAATGTGGAAGATGTAGAAAGAATCGGTAAGTTTTTAACAACACCAAAAGGTTTATTGTTTACAGGAAAACAAGTTATTTTACAAAAACAAAACGCCTCAGAACATACCAAAGGATATAAAATAATATCACCAATCACCAATAGACCACCATTCACTCGTGATGAACGACATAAAGCTGGTGGATTGTTTAGTAGTCCATTTAGTGACACACCAAGATATGAAGATGAAGAAATATTGAAGAAAAATGCTGGTAAACGTGGACATATGAATACACCATCTTATGACTACAATGCAGTAAATCAAGTTGTATTGGGAGGTTCAAATAGTAAAACACCTTCAAAAAGAATGGCAGTAAGAACAAGTCCTAAAGAAGCCGAAAGGTCTATATTGAATATTCCATATATGTCAAGAAGTGATTATGATAAATTACAAGTACCGAAAGATTTTATTGATTTTAAAATATATGACCCAATTAACAAAACATACATTGTATTCCCAGCATACTTAACTGATATTACGGATAATTCATCAGCTGAATACAACCCAACACGATACATCGGAAGACCAGACCAAGTTTTTGTTTACTCG